ACGGTACTAGCGTAACTTTTGAAGTTATTACTAGTGCAAGTGCAAACTTAGGTACACCAACTGTTATTGGTAGCAGTGCAGTATTAGCTACAGCAGCACTTACATTAGGTAAGAACATTGTTGTACGTCTAAATCCAGATATTGCCGGTAAAGGCCAAAGATATCTTGGTGCTAGATACACTGTTGTAGGTACTATGAATGCAGGTAAAGTTACTGCTGATATAGTAGAAACAATAGGTGATGGTCAAAAGTACTATGCTTCTGGCTTTACCGTAGCTTAATAAGGAGAATCTATGCCTATTTACAGAGCTAAAATCAAGTGTTTCGTTGGTCAATCCATGCGAGAACCTGATGAAGAGTTTGAATATAACGGAGAGTTTAATAGTAATATTGAATTAGTTGGTGGAACTGAACCTGATCTGCCTGTGCCGTCTAACACACCAACCGTAGTGTCAGAAGATGTTCAGCCAACTACTCAATCAGTTGATTATCAATCAATGACTAAAGCAGAACTCGAAGTGTTTGGTCG